CGAGCTGATACTACAGCTTCGAATAGTGATGTTGCCTTGGTCTTGAATTCTTCTGAAAGTTCTGATTCAGTTGAAAGAAGATTTTCCACATCCTTAGCTAAAGATTCTTTCATCTTAGCCATCATTTCTTCCTTCTTCTTCATCATCTTAGCTTCTTCAACTTCTTCAACTTCAGCTTCAACTTCATTAGCTTCAACTTCCATTTCTACCAATTCATAGTTTGCCTTTTCTTCATCTGACAAAGCATTGAATTCTTCTTCTGAAATGAATTCTTCTTCAGCAGCTTCTACTTCAGTTTCTTCCTTCTTTACAGCTGGCATTGAAGGATTGGTCTTGCCATCATTTACCTTAGCTGCTTCAGCTCTCTTTTTCTTGAAAGCATCAATGGCTGATTGTACTGCAGGAGTTGGCTTGATGACTACAGCTTCTTCAACTTCTGCTTCTTCCTTGTAGACGTTGCCAGCGTTTGATGCTTGATTTACAACTGATGATGGATCAGCATGTGTGGTGAAGTTTGGAGCTGCACCGGCACCTTGACCCTTCAATTCAGCTGCCTTCTTCATCTTGGCGGCTTGTGTCTTGCCTTGTGTTTCTTGGTCATCTTCTGATTCAACTGATGCTTGTTCTGATGAACCTTGTGTCATTGGCTTTGATTCCATTGCACCGGCACCAGCAGCAAGATTGTTTACAGGATTGGCTGGCTTAGCAGCACCTGAAACATTCATCATTTGAATTTCTGGTTTTTCTGATGAACCTTGAGCCATTGGAGCTGCTTCTTTGTTGTTACCCATGCCTGGGAAAGCTTCATCCAATTGGGCCTTTGTATTCATCATTTCACGAATCTTGTTTTCGATTGAGGCCATTTAACTATCTCCTTATTAGTTACAAACGTTACTATTATTTATACAGCTTTTACTTCTTAGAAAGACTATTTAAAAAGTTTTCAAAGACACGTAGTTTCACTTCTTCCAATTGTTTCTTTTTGGTGGCTTCGATTAACTTCTTGGTTTCATCAATGTTTTGGTAAGTCCAGCTACCATTTACGAACATCCATTCTTTGTTTTCCATGATGCCTTGAACGAAAGCATCTGGTGCTGAGGGGTCAGCCACAATGTCAGCTGCAGTGGCTAGATAGAAATCTTCTTGTACTTCATTTACACCATCACGTTCTTTCAAAGTACCCATACCACGTGATGATACGCCAAGTTGTGCGCCGCCTTCAATCAATCCCTTCACAATGTTACCCATGGGAGTATTGAGAATCTTGGCACGACCCACATAGTTGTTTCCATCTTCCTTCAATGAAGTGATGATGTGTGATACACGGTCAAGATTGATGGTAGGACCTTCTGGGTGACCGAGTTCACCAAATGCACGCTTTGATTCCACATATTCCTTCATGTAACGTGCCACTTCTTTTTCCATCACGGACTTGGGATAGATACGATTGTTTCTGTTAGCTAGTTCGCTTTGAAGAAACACGCCTTCGATATACAAATCTTTATTTGTGCCTTCAGTAATGACTTGTACGTTTTCTACAATTTCTGAAATGAGTTTCATTATGGTATCCTTATGTCAATGGGTTTACGTGTTGAGTATCACCGTAACCAGAAATTTTTACAAGTTCGATAATTACTGTACCACCACCTGCAGGTGTTACTACTACTATGTTGCTTCCTTGTTCACGATTATCAGAAAATCCGTTGAATTCAAATTCCCGAGCTCCTGTCAATGCCCATAATTGAACAGAGTTTCTTGTAATGGTGGCGTTGCCTGAAGGAACTGACCAATGAATGGCTGAGATGTTCACCTTGGGTGAAGATGCTGTTTGACTGGCTGTTGCCAATGTTGCATCTAAATCAATGGTTTCAGTAGCACCTGTACCGGACACAGCAACCACACAATGGATGGGAGTCTTTTTTAAAACTGTTAATGCCATTTATATATCCTCTTGTTTACTTTTTCTTTTTATATACAGGGACTGTAACCTTGCCTTTACCTTTTTCTATACCCTTCTTTGTGAAACCTTCAGGTGGGCGCCAGAATTGTTTGGCATTGGACATACGTGGTAGTCCAGCTTTCTTTGTGCTACGAACTCCTAGTTCTGTATTTCTATATGGAGTGAGATTGGATTCACCCATTTCTTTTTTCTTTTTAGCATAAGCAGCAAATTTTTGATATTGCTTTTCTGACTTTTCCCGACTCTTGCTACCCAACTTACCGTCCTTTCCAGGATATGGATGGGTATCTACATGGCGGAGTTTTTTATAACCTTGAGCAACTGGTTGACCATTTCTTGTATTCATATGCCAAGAAGCATCTGCTGCTCTACTAGCTTTGTAACTGGAAATTTCATCTAGTTCTACTTCTTCTGACATTTCTGATTGCATGTATTGTGCTGCTGATACTAGATAATCTTCTGCCAATGTGATTTTGCTTGCCACCCATTCTGGAAGATTGGTGTTTTCATCAAGCATATCATGCATCATTTGTGCATTGCGAACAATGGTCCGAAGTGAAGATTTGGCCATGTCACCTTCGTAATCATATTCACCCTTGTCAGCTTCATCTTTGACAGCTTCTTTCAACTTACGACGACCATATGCTTTGGAAGGAAGAACAGAAGGATGAAGTTTCTTTTGAATGATGGATGCTACATATTCATTCTTTTTTTCTTTATTTGCCTTCTTCACTTCTCCTTCCACTACTGTTTCTGCTTCTTCATTGGTTTTCTTCACTTGCTTTGGATCACCCTTCAATGAAGCAGATTGTCCTGGCTTTAAATGACCAAAACGCTTTTCCAAAGGACTTTTTGAAAGCCCTTTAATTGGCTTTTCAGGTTTCATGCTACCAGCTGGCAAACTATATTTGTTTTCTTCAATGGTTTCTTCTTCCTTCATAGCCATTTTTGGTTTTGCTTCAGCACCATATTTTTTACGAAAATAATTCATTTTCTTGCGAAGCTCCTTAGACATTTTTTCTTTGGGATTTTTCGCCTTAGGGCTGTGGCTTGGGGAAGGGTTGTAGAACAAAGCTTCATCTATTGTTTCTTCTTCCTTCATTGCCATCTTCGTGGCTGTGGCATACATCACACTCTTGGCATCAGAGCCATAACGACTGCGAAAATCTTTGAAGTTTTTCTTCATTGACTTCACAATCTTTTCGCGTTGTGCCATGTCGGCATCCGTCATTTTGGCTTCTTCCATGTTACTTACCTTTTTTGCGTAATTTGGCTAATACAGCACCTGCAATCTTGGCGCCACGTTCTTTACCATACTTACGACTTGCCTTCTTGGCAATCTTGCCAAACATCTTACCCTTTTTGCCAATGTCCTTGCCAGCTGCTGCTGACTTGGCTGAGTAAGAAGCTTCATCCATTTGTTCCACTTCTTCCTTCATACCTTTCTTCTTGGCACGAAGCATCTTGAAGTCATGAGCATCCAACTTGCCATTTTTGTTCATGTCAATCTTATGTTGACCACCCTTCAAGGCTTCATCAAGCTCATCTTCATCTTCTGCTTCTTCATCGTCATCTTCCATTTCTTTCTTCATCTTCTTGGCTTCTTCCACACATTCAGCACATTCTTCTGTGTTGAACATGGATGATGCCACTTCAATCTTTACAGCATCCAACACTTCTGTTACACGAGTGCTTAAAATATCATTTAGAAGCTTTTCTGCTCCTAGATTATCACCGCCGTCAATGCGGTCAATTAAATCTAGAACATTTTCATTCATTTCTTCCATAGTGGTTTCCTCTTGAATGGCTGGTTTTAATTTCGAGACATGCACTGTTACGGGATACGACTTGTTGTCCATGACTTGAACATTGACATGACCCATTAACGCAGCACGTTCAGCTTTTTTATTGTCAGCAGAATCGTGACGATATATCACTTTGCCTGTGACTTTCTTTTTGTTATGTGTAAAGGTGACCGTGTCACCTACCTTAACCTCATTTATTTCCATTCTTCTTCTCCGGTGGTGCTGGGAATGGAGTTCCCTTCGGTAGAATGTTTCCTGGTTGATTTGGATCTTCAAGTGGTGCTGAATAATCCATGGAGTCGGATGCTGCTTGTTCCATCTCGGCATCCATGTCATCAATTTCTTCTTCAGTGAATCGTAAGATGTTCTTTTGAATGTATGTCTTGCTGACATATTTTCCTACAAACGGATCCACTTGAGCTAACAATTCAATCCGAGAACGCATGATTTCTTGGTCTTTGCTTTCTGTGTAGTAGGCATCTTGAGCATACACATATTCAATGGATTCTACAATGTCATTCCAATCTTGTTCTGTTAACACACCCTTTAAAATCAATTGTGTTTTCAACAAATCATGGAACATCATGGCGAATTGCCGACGAAGTTTACCAATGAACTTTGTGAACTTCAACTCATCTCGGGTGATTTCAGCAGCACGTCCAAAGTTTAACCCACCTTGTTGTTGCAATCTGGACATTGGCACATTCAACGCTTGATACAACTTGCGTTGGAAATATTCAATGTCAGCAATTTCACCGAGATTTTGCCCACCAGGCAGTGTTTGAATTTCTGTACCCTTTCCACCCTCACGACGAGGCAACCAGAAATCTTCCAACATGCTCATGGCTTTCTTGTCATCTCGAAGTTCACCTGTGTTTACATCATACACCATCTTGTTGCGATAGCGATTCATGATGTCTTTTAGATATTGTTCTGCCTTCAATTTCGGCAAGTTACCAACATCAATATAGAAGATTCTTCTTTCTGGCGCACGAGCTAACCGATAAATCACCAGTGCATTTTCCATCATGCGCAACTGATTGGCTGGCTTGATGGCTTTATGTAAATAACTTAAAACTAATTGATTATCTACGTCAAACAATCCTGATGGAGTATAGCAAATGGCATCTTTTGTGATTTTCAATCCTTGGACATTGGTGTTGACTGCCACATTTTGTGTCATGTGGATGCCCTTTTCATTGTAAATGAAAAACTCTTCCGTGGCTTTTACAAATTCCACACCAGTCTTTGGTTCTTTTTCTTTGATGACATTACGAACTTTCTTAATCTTTCGTGGGTCAATATAGCGAATGTCAGTTAATCCTTGCTTTGGTTTCGCTGTATCAATCACTTTATGAAAATACATTCTACCATCAATGTACCAACGACGAAAATAATCTTGTCCTTTGTCCTTGAAATGTAGTAAACGTAGAACAGTATCAAATTCTTGTTCAATGCTTTTCTTGACACTTGAGGAAACTTTCACATTTCGGAGGTCAAGTTTCACAGAAGCTTCATTATCTAGATTGGCAATGGCTTCATTTACCACATCATCAATGGCGGCGTCCACATCTGCCATCAAAGAGATATCACGATATCTTTTAATTTGTTCTGATTCGTTTTTTGCGGCACCTTCTAAATCCAGGTAGGAACCATAGTATCCTCCTGCTTTGATGGTGTCGAGTGCACCATCGTCAGAAGGCGGCACAAACGAACGCTCAGTTTGTGCCGGACCCTTCCGCTTTATCTCGTATCCAAAAATATCCATAATATGTTACCTATCCTCTTAAGGATTAAACAGGTGTTACTTCAAAATGTGAATATTGGAAAGTCACATTGAATTCTGAAATCACATCATTGGCTGAGTAGGCAAGAGCCACTTCAGACACAGTAATTGGAAATGCATTGAAGATGTTGTATGTACGAATAGTTGCATCGTTACGGTCTAATTGTGCAACTGACATATCACACATATATGTAGCTGGTGCCAATGAACCGCCGTTGTTCACACGGTTGTTCATGAGGTTTGACCATGATTCGAATAAACGACGGAGCTTCATTTCTGTGTCGTTCAATACGGTTATTGTCCATGGATCAAATGTCCGTTCGCCAGCCATCTTTACTTCACGACCACGATATTGCACGATGGTTGGGTTGACGTTTGATGCTGGCAAGGCTGCAGATGTTACTAGTAGTGAATCATCACTTGCACCTGCTCCAACAGCAGCAGGGAAAGTTAGTGTCACTAGGAATTGGTTTGGACGAGCACCACCTGCGCCTAACTTATTCTTAAATTGTGAAATATCCATTTGTATCTTCTCCTAGAAGTTATTAATTAGGCGCCAACGATTTCTTCAAATGCCACGCCAGTACGTGTAGCAATGAAGTTCAATGAGATGAAGTTGATGGAACGAGCTGGCTTGATGTAGATGTCAGCCACGAATTCGTTACGGTCAATTACTTCACCTGTGTTATTTGTTTCATCACAGATTACGCGGAAGTCGTAGATACCACGACGACCCTTGATGTCACGCAAGAATGGTTCCACCAAGTTACGGAATTGTGCACGTGTGAATGCATCATTGAATTCAAACAATTGGTACTTAGCTGCTGTGGCAATGGCCTTTTCTAGTACGATGAACAAGCGACGTACATTGATGCGGTCAAATGCTGATGGCTTGGCAAGAAGTGTCTTGTCGCCGAACAACACAGTGCCTTCACCAGGGAATGATACAACAGGGTTGATACCTGCCTTGTACAATGTGTCACGGTCAGTCTTGTCTGGTGAATAAGCCAACTTCACAACATTCTTGATTTGACCACGATTTAAACCACCTGGTGAGAACCAAGGATCGGCAATGGCATCGGTACGTGCGCACAAACCAGCTACGTCAGCGTTTAATGGAATCCAACGATACTTGTCGTTATACTTGTCGTATTGATACTTCCAACCTGAGTCCATGACGGCATATGATGTATTTACATTGAATGCAGCATCTTGACGTTCAGTAACAATGTCATCAGCTTCATCGCCGGCATTGTTGTATACGGCAGCAAGTGTTGGTGAAACGAACACTACGCAATCTAAGCGAGTTGTTGCAATGTTATCAATGATGTACTTACCAACTGCCAATGAGTGAGGACCATTGATAAGAAGGTTGATGTCAATCAATTCTGCGTTGGCAAACAAGTCATAACCTGTTTGAATTTCTGCATCTGTTGGAGCATCATTGACACCACCTGTCAATGAACGTGTAACAACTGTTGACATGGTCTTGAAGGTGGTAGCTGCTGAGCTTGAGCCCCAAGCAGTGTCACCTGCTTCTACTGATGTGGTGTGATCCATCCACCAAATATACTTTGAACCCTTCAACACTTCAACATAATAGTTGTTGGCACCTGCTGATGTTCTTGCATCAGCAGCTTTGGACACGTTGGCCCACTTTTCAAGAACAGTACCAGCTGTACCTGAGATTAAACCATCTTCGTCGATAACGATGATGTGTAGTTCATCATCAGCACCGCCAAGATTGCTTACATAATCTGAAGTGCTTGGTGCTGAATCAAATTGGTCTTCATATGTCCAACCTGTGAAGGTTGCTGAGTCAGCCATGGAAACCTTAAGTGAGTTGCCTAGTGTACCAGGATACTTGGCAGCAAATTCACCAACGGCGCCTTCACCAGCTGCATAGCTGGCTTCCCATACAGTTTCATTGTTGATTTGAACTGCAGTTCCTGTTGATACGGCGTTACGTGCTGATGTACCAATTGCACGAACTACTTTAAGGTTGTTTGAGTAGCTTAAGAAGTTGGCAGCTGAGAAGAAGCTAGCTGCTGTTGTGTCATTTGGCTTACCAAATGTTTTCACCAATTCAATTTCTGAACTGATGGTTACTGGGTCGAAGCAAGGGCCCCATTGGAAGTCACCCACGAAGCCACCGATTGATGTGGCAACGGCAGGAACTACGTTGGTTAGGTCCTTTTCAACGACTAGTACGCCCGGCGAAAGTTGAAATGCCATGTTATTCTCCTATATCTGTGTAATTTTTCAAAGACCCAAAATTCATTTGTCTTGGAACAAGTTGAAAATATTTATAAGTTTACGAATCTTTATCTATCTTCCATGGCAAATTTCTGTCTGTGGACCATACAATATTGTCTGCCACAAACGTTTCTTCATCAGAACCATTGTCTATAAAGCCAAAAGGAGTTAACTCATCCTCGATTTGTAACATTTGTTGTTTGTATATTCGTTCACGAACATTCACGTCCGTTAACTCTTTGAAATACTGATTGGTTGTAAGCCATCCAAAAAGGACCAGAGTCATCACTAAATCGTCGTGATACCCTTCATCAGCCACGTAACTACCACTTTTCTCCACGAATGTTGAAAATTCATGTATGGTGTCGGCGTCAAATATATTTAGTTTTTTCTCTTCCAGTAAACTCTTGATGGCGAAACACCCTTGTCGTTTCACCGTCTTGGTGGTTCTTACACCAAGAGTTGTGGACTTGGAAAATCCAGGACTAATATATGTTTGATTGTTTTCCTTGATGGTGCTCAGTATGTTTTCATACTCCAATTCAGCATACAAGATGTCGGCAATTTGACCACCAATGTCATTGGTTTCCACCAACACCATGGCATTGTTGTAATCTTTGGCTGTTTTATGAATCACTTCAGGAAACAACATGGGAGCAATGGTGTTGTTTTTAAACTTTCCCACCAACTTATATGGCATATCTGTGACATCAACTATAGTGAAAGCTGAATAGTCACCACCTACACCACGTGAAACGTCCACAGTAATCACATAATTTTTTCCCACCTGTGGTTCTTCATACAACATCAACCCCATGTCGTTGTAGTAGAACGGATCCATGCTACTCATTTGTGCCAATGTTCTACCGTTAATCAAGGTGTTACTAGACCCTAAAAACTCACACAACACTTCTTGATTGAACTTCACTTCTCCAAGTGTGCGTAGTTGTTCTTCGGCCCAAACTTCATCACGCCCAGGAATTTCCCAATAGGGAATGAAATGTGACACAAAGCCGTTCTTGCCTTTTTCTGCTTCATTCCAGAACTTCCAGAAATGATTATATCCTAATGGTGTGGATGTTAACAGAATCTTTGTGGTGGTACCGGCAGAAATGGTGGGGTATACTGAGGCAAAGAATTCTTCAGCAACATTGTTGGGAATAATGGCAGCTTCGTCAATGTACAACCAGTTAACAGATTTACCACGAATACCTGATGCTGTTGTAGCGGCTGTGAACACTTTACTGCCGTTCTCTAATTCCACATTACCTTTATTCCAAGTACGAACACCCTGTTGCATCCAGATGGGAAGATGTTCATACATGATTTGATACCGGTCCAGAACTTCTCGGGCTGCACTTCCTTTGTTGGCAAGAATGGCGACCGTCTTGCTTTCTTGAAACAATGTGTACCATAGAATACAGGCGGCTGATGTGATGGTCTTCCCTTGCTGACGCCCTTCCATCAACACCACTTTTCTGTTGTTCAGAATCACTTCTACTTTTTTCTTCTGACAATCATATAATTTAAACTTAATTAACCCTTTGTCCAATGATACAATGTGACAATAAGTTTCAATGAAATAGATGGGATCTTTTTGACATTTCACAAACTCTTGAATTTCTTCAGGTGTGAATTGATGCTGATACCCAATTGCTTTTAAGTTAGGATTGCCATGATATGAACTTTCTTTATCAATCATTCGAACTCTCTATTTGTATTGGTTCTTGGGCTTGTTTCATGGCTTTCAACAACTCATGTGTGGACCCAACAAACAAATTGTTCTGTGTTTGTATCTTTGGTTTATCTTCTTTTTCCAAGTCTTTCTTTCGTTTCTGAACTTCTAGTAAATCTTTTGCTGTATCGGAAACCGTTTTAATCAATTGGCCAGCCACTTCATAGGCACGTGGATGGTCACTATTTTTTGCAATGTGAAGAATGCCATCAATGGCCTCATTTCCTTTGTCAATAAGATTACGCAACGTTTCTCTGGCATGTGCGGCATCATCTTCTAAAGGAACAGGAACAATGACACTTGTTTCATCTTCTATTTTTGTCACATTGAACTTATCATTTAAATTATCAAAAGTCATTATTCACCTGTATAAATTTCATCAAAATCTTGAATGTAGTCGTATGCGTCTGTAGGTAAGGCTGTGGTAGGATCTGGTTCAGTTGTGATTCTGGTACCAATGAAACTGTTGGTTGGTACCTGTCCTTCAACCAAGGCAGGATCTGCATAGATGTTCTGAATGACCTTCTTGATGAGGTTGGCATCTCGAACATACCCATACATATTTAACTTCACTGTGAAATTCAAATCCCAGATGACACTCATGCGTTTATCAAAACTGCCTTCCCATTCATCTTGATAACTAACATTATCCAATACAATTTGCAAGTCATTTCTCACACCTAGTTCTGGAATGGTGTTGATGGTGACATTGAAATCTGGATTGAAGTATGGGAGAATTTGCTCAATGATTTGTAACCCATCATCTTGATTTTTAGCAAACACACTCATGCCAATGCCCATGTTATAAGGCGTGGATACAAATGAATATCGAACACCTGTGGCAGAGGTACCAGATTCATCCACCGCACGAACATTTTGGCGCACAGCCAATTTTCTGGACGGGTCATAGTTGAATGTGGTGATTTCAAATCCAATTCTAGGTAATGTGATGGCAAACGTGGCACGACCTGTTTCTAGCTCTGGAGCTTCACGAATACGGTCAATGAATTTCTGCTTGGGTGCATAACTTAAAGGCACAAACAAACTTTGCACTGTTTCATCAGCATCATTGGTTCTACGAATTTGAATGTTGTTGAACAATGTTCCAAAAGCAATAATTGCCTTTCTGATATGCTGATGATAGAAATATTTGCCTTTGAACATTAGTATTCACCAAAAGGATTTATAGATGTGAAATCCAAGATGTCTTGTCCTTCAGTTTCAAATGATGCGTTATCACTGAATGGTACCAATGCTCTGGTACCAAATTGTTCTTGAACGATGCTGAAACCTGATTGAAGAAGCAACAAGTCTCCTGATTCCATCAAGATGTTGTATTCAAATTGGTCTTGTGAGCTTGCTGTTTCAGCAGCATCAATTTCTTCAACACCAGTATCAAATTGTTCTGAACTGTATTGATACAATTCACAGCTCATGCTGTAAATGTAGAATTTATTTAATTGATAGAATGGATTCAAATGTTGTACAAATTTAATTTCGAACATGGAGTTTGTTCGAGGAAAATATAACAAATCACCTTCGGCAGGACGTGAAGGTAATTGTAATAGTTCATCAGGATTGCTGCCTACTACATCTTCCCAGCGACGTTTTGATACCACGAACGTGGCTTGGTCAGTAACTTGAATACCGAACTTTGTGAACAATTCACCGTCACCTTCCCATCCTTGTACATTGGTGAGATACATTTCCAATGGATAGGCATTTTCAAAACGACTTAATACATCTTCACCAAGGACCTCATCTTGTTTCACTGAGGTACGGGGAAGATAATAGACATCATGACCGTAAATTTTAATGCTTTCAATGATGAGGTCTTCTAGAAGCCGTTGTTCATTTGTGGTTCCAGATGTGCTACCAGATTGGAAATAGAAATTTGTGGCCATGTTAGCCTACCATGAAGTCAACAGGCAACTCGTATCTGGATTGCATTTCTTTTTCTAGTTCATTAAGCTCTGATAAAGCTTCATCAAAAATGACTTGACCATTCAAGGTGACACCACCTGGGAGTTGCATTCCACCAAACTTCTTCATGTTTTCTCCCCATTGACGTTTGATAAGAGCTGTCACATAACGGCGAAGAAACATATCATTGTAGATTTCTGTGTATGTTTCAGGATTTAATGCTCGATACACTTCAAACACAACGTAATCACCATCTTCAAATGTTTCATCCATGTTTACATCTAGATGAATACTATTTTTCTTTCTGTTGAAAGAAAAACTGCGAGAACCCGCAAACATATCATCAAGCAATTGTAAATGCATTTTTACTTGATTGTAGTAAATCACATCTGATGATAGTAGATTGTACATATCATTCAATCGAAATTGATACACCACATCAAAGATGTTGGTGCTGGCACGACTACTTCCTGCGTCACCAAACGGCAACACGCGAATGATACCAGTTACAGCATCTGACACAGAAAAATCTCCTGTGGTCCAACTTTTTTCTGTATAAGCTGTCGTGGCGTGTAAGGTTGTGGAAAATCCTGATATGCTACCTGTGATGGTTTCTGAGTTGCTAAATGTCCCATTCACATCTCGAACTTTCAATATGTTGCTGCTTTTCACAGCATACACGGTAGCAGTGGCGCCAGATGTGGCACCAGTCACAGTTTCATTTACTGTGAATTGAGTTGCAAAGATGGTGGATAAACGAAGCTCTGATGCTTCAACTTGTGCTTTCAAGTATACCCGTTCCACACCATCGAAATGATATTCATTCCAATAATCTATGGCATCTTGTACTCTATCTTCTACTTGGTCATCATCAACGTTAATTTCAATAACGGGATACCCAAGGCGACGGAGACAGTAATCCTTTAATTCTTGGCGTGTAGTAATTGCCATGAGTAGTTACCTTATTGCTTGTTGATTTTAGCTTCTAATTCTTCAATCTTCTTTTGTTGTTCCTTGATGGCTTCAATCAAGAGTGGGACAAGTTTTTCATATTGAACAGTGAGATATTGTTCTTCCACCTTCTGTTCACCTACGAATGGTGCCACGCGAACAGCTTCTGGAAGAACAGCTTGTACTTGTTGTGCGCTCACACCCACTTGTTGTTTGTCATTGTTGAAACCAAATGACTTGGCAAGTTCATTTTCTGTATAGTAGAAACCATTCAAGTTCATCACTTTATCTAATGCACCTTCAATTTTTCCACTGAAGTTCTTTAATCGTTCATCTGAATAGTAGGCTGTGATTTCACTTGAAGCACCAAAAGATCCACCCCATGTTAGTAATGTTGCATTAGTTAATCCTAGTGCCGTAGTTTGATTACCAAATGTGATGTATCCTGCTGTGGCATCCTGAACGCCTTTGATTCTGATTGTATTGGCAGCATTGACATCACCAATCCATGCATCATCACCAATTTTAAAGTTTTCAGCATTTCCGTTATTAGTGGCAAGCACTTTATCAAAAGAAGGAGTTGCTGATGTTGCCACTGATTGACCGATGCTAACTGCCGTACCTGACACAGATACACCAGTACCTGCTGTCACTACTGTGATGTCAGCAGAGCCGTTGAATGACACACCTTGAATGTTTCTTGCTGTTGCCAATGTTGTGGCAGTTGAAGCATTACCTGATAATGCAGCAGTGATGGTTCCTGCACTGAAGTTGCCTGAAGAATCACGAGCCACAACCTTAGATGCTGTGTTGGCACTTGTAGCGTCTACTGCAAGTGTTAAACCTGCGCCTTCAGAACCACCGTTACCGCCAGTGATGTATGAACCGTTAGTGATGCTGGCGACATAGTTACCTGTAGTGTCTGTACCAAGTGCCACACTATCAGCAGCAATAGTTGTGGCGATTGAGATGTTGCCAGAACCATCAAATGATGCTGAAGTACCTGTGACATCCCCTGTCAATGATAGTGTACGTCCTGTTGCCCAGGCGCTTGCTGTTGAAGCATTACCTGACAATGTAGCGGTGATGGTGCCTGCACTGAAGTTTCCTGAGGCATCACGGGCTACAATTGTTGAAACGGTGTTGGCGTTGGTGGCATTGCTAGTTACAGTGAATGTTGAAGCGCCAGAACCGTTGTATGTTGCAGAACCAGACAATCCAGTTCCGGACACACCCATGGTCAAGGTATCAAGATTAGTACCTAGTGCCTTACCTGAAATGGTGCTGTTTGTCAACTTGGCATTGGCAACAGAGCCAGCCACTAATTGACTTCCATCAATGGTTTTGTTGGTGAGTGTTTGTGTACCTGATGTTGTGACAAGTGGAACTTCAGCGCCTGCCAATCCAGCTCCCCAACTATCTGTGGATTCATCCCATGTGATGGAGGCATTTGTAGATGTACCGCGTTCCACTTCAATGCCTGCATTTTGACTTGGTGTGCCAGCTTCATCACTGTTCAACACAAGGATGTTGTCGCCAATGGTTACCGTATTGCTGTTCACAGTTGTTGTGGTACCTGAAACTGTCAAGTTACCAGCAATGGTGACATCAGCACCTGACATGGTGATGGCTGATGTTGGTGTGGAACCAGACTTGATGACAAGTTCACCACCTGATTGTGTAAAGGCACCAAATGTTGTGCCTCCATCCTTCAACAATACATCGGCACCATCTGCATCAAGAATGATGTCTCCTGCGGCATCTAATGTAATGTCGGCCGCACTGTCAATTTCTGCGATAACAGGTGTTGTTAATGTCTTATTGGATAATGTTTGTGAACCTGTTAATGTGGCAACAGTTGAATCAATGGCGAAAGCACCAGATGTATATGTTAATCCCGTACCAGCTGATAGATGAGCGCGCACTTCTGTGGCGCTAGGACCCGTGTATGTGAACACACCTGTACCTGAATCGTAACTGAAACTACCATCACCACCAGCATCTGTGGCACTTACTGCAGCACGTGAGCGCGCATCTGTGTACCAAAGATTGACAGGACTACCATCTTCAGCAATATCATCAGTAACCAATGTTCTGGTACCACCAAGTGCAGTTGAAGTGCCGTTGATGGTGATGCTGCTATTTGTCAATGATGAATTGGCAATGTTGCTAAGAGTGTTGGTGCTACCACTGATACTCTTGTTAGTTAATGTATCAGTTGTGGCACGACCCACCAATGTGTCAGTTGATGTGGGCAGTGTCAATGTACCTGTGTTGGTGATGCTTGAGATGACAGGTGTGGTAAGTGTCTTGTTGGTAAGTGTTTCAGAACCAGTCAAAGTGACAAAGTTATCATCACTCAATGCTGTATTGAATTCTGCCACCGTACCCGTCAAGGTGTTGGTGGTGAGACTGATGCTTTTATTTGTTAAAGTATCAGTTGTAGCACGCCCCACCAGTGTGTCTGTGGCATCTGGTAACGTCAATGTTCTGTCAGCAGTAGGATCTGTGACAGACAAAGTGGTTTCAAAATCGTTGGCTGTGGCACCTTCAAACACGATGCTGGCATCATTCAATGTCAACCCAGTTACTACAGGACTAGTTAGGGTTTTATTAGTTAATGTTTCAATGCCAGCTAGTGTGGCGAAATCTGCATCAGTAAGAGCAGAATTGAATTCTGCAATGGTGCCTGAAACTGTATTGCTACCAAGAGCAATAGTTTTATTGCTTAGTGTTTGTGAGTCTGAAGTACCTACAACAGTTCCAGTAGGAATTGCTTTTTGTGATGCTGAACCATCAATGTATCCAGATGAATTTGATACTACAAAACTTGAGGCAGCAATGCCGCTAACAGTGTTGTCATCTACAGAAATAGTTTTGTTGGTAAGTGTTTCAGTTCCTGCTTGAGTAGCAAAATTTCCATCTGTCAATGCAGTATTGAATTCTGCTGTTGTGCCAGTGATGGTATTGGTTGTTAAACTAATGGACTTGTTGGTTAATGTATCAGTTGTGGCACGACCAACAAGTGTATCTGTAGCTGCAGGTAATGTTAAAGTGCCTGAAGCTGTTGCAGAAGCGGCAACTTGTGTAACACCTGTTGTTCCATTAAAATACATACCATCGGCAGGAACATACAAGCTTGTGATGGTTGGGCTTTGTGAAAGAACAACGTTAGCACCAGTTCCAACATAAGATGTAATGGAGTTATCTTGAATTTGGAACGTGTTACCTTGACCTGTTTTGATGTTGATGGTTTTGTTGGTCAAGGTATCAGTTGTGGCACGACCCACAAGTGTATCGGTGCTTGTAGGTAATGTTAAAGTTCCAGTGTTGCTAATTGTAGCAATTACTGGACTTGTTAATGTCTTGTTGGTAAGAGTTTGTGTGGCAGAAGTACCTACTACATTGTGATAGTCAGTACCATTTTCAGTGTACTGCCAGGAATCTGTGGATTCATTCCAACGAAGAAGAACATTGGTATCATCACCACGTTCAACTTCAATGCCAGCATTTTCAGATGCGCTACCTGTAGCGTCACCATTCAGCAATATGGTACTATCACCGATAGAAACGGTGTTGGAACTTACTGTAGTTGTGGAACCAGATACCGTTAAGTTACCTGCAATGGTAACGTTGGCACCTGACATGGTGATGGCAGTTGTTGGTGTGGAACCTGATTTAATAACAAGTTCACCGCCTGTTTGTGACAGGCTACCGAAAGTTGTTCCGTCGTCTTTAAGAAGAATATCAGCGCCATCTGCGTCAAGAATGATATCACCACCAGCATCTAATGTGATG